AATACTGATTGCCAATAGCACCATAAGCACTATTAAGTTGAATCTTTCTGGCCATCTGAATATTGTTACATCTAGCAATCTCCTTTTCAAGAGTCTTTGTTTTTGTTTTTTCATACTGCTGCTTTGCGACAAGCATCTTCTTCTTGTAGATTGTCCTGTCCTTGTAAATCTTCTCCATGAGTTCAGGAAGGAACCCACGAACATCCTTCCTATATTGAGCTCCATTCGCACAAACTGCATAATCCCCATCTATTACCTCCTGCTCCGAGAGGAGTCTATCAACTGTAACGGACGGGTGTTTTCTGTCCACGAGCGTCTCTGGGGAGATATTGTACTGCATAATAAGATGAGGATAAAGACTATTGAGGTCAAAAGAGACAACCCAATCATACTTTCCTGGAATCGGTTCCTTGACATAAGCTCCTGCGTACTTTGCGTCTTTATCAGATCTTTCTTTTGGTGGAATAACAATATTCCTTTTCTTTAGATAATTATAAATGATGGTATCCCACATCCTTACTTGATAGAATACATCAGCATAATTTACCTTAGCATCGTATGCCATTGTTATAGCAAGTTCGATGAGTTTCATCTTGTCTTCCATACGGTCAACAAGTTCAACGTCAATTATATTATATTCTACAAACTTCTGCCAACCCTTTGTGTAGAAGTCCTTAAAAGTATCAAACTCAGAGTGATCTAATTTCTTCTGCCCAAGTTCTACACTAGCAATATAATCCAACCTATAAGACTCTTGTGCTTTATAAGTAAACTTCTTATAAAGATTAAGATAGTCCAACTGAGTAACACCACCAACATCATAAGTGATATTCTTACGTCCCATAATATGAACTTCTCTCTCAGTCACCAATCCCCAAGGTGACATACGACGCATAAGTTTCTCACCTAGAATCCTTTCTAGACGACGACAAAGGTATGGGATATCATAAAGTTCACTATTCCATCCAGTGATGACTTCAGGGGTATTCTGCTCAATCATCCACCAATTGATGAAAGAACTAAGAAGTTCATATTCTGTTCTGAATGATTGATATATTACATTCTCTTGTTTATTATTAAACGCACCCAAACCCCATGTACGAATTTGCTTCGTATTATAATCCTGTAGGGTGATAAGAAGTATCTCCTCTGCAGCAGATTCTACATCGGGGAATCCATTCTCAGACTTAACCTCAATATCAATTGTGGTTATCTTAATCTTACTTACATCAAACTTTATCTCATCCTCTGGATACATCTCCGAGAGATATTGATAGATGTATCTATCGTTGCCATATATTTTAAAATTCTCTACACCATCATATCTCTTTATAAACTCCCTACAATCACGAACAGAACCAGGTTCAATTGGTTCAACATACTCTCCTTCTAAAGTTCTATGTTTCGTTTTATTTTTAGCAGGAACAAAAAGGGTTGGATAAAACTTCTCTCTTGTTGCGAAGTGTTTTCCATTTTCAACACCACGAACCAAGAAGTTGTCTCCAACCATCTGGACATTTGTATAGAATCGCATTACTTAGTTAATTCAAGATACTTTTCAATAACCTCTGCAGTTGGTTCTGCAATAGTAAGTATATCACTAGATCTTACCATAATATCTGCCTGATATGTTGCTTCAGGCCAAGGACGCATATCATCCAAAGTATAGAAGCGATATGGATTTAATAATTTACAATCAGGATCACCAATCTCAGCATCTATTTGAACAATTTCAGTGATGATGACATTATCAACATCCATCAATATACATTTAATTACCTTTTCCATTTACCTTCTCTTGATACATTTGAACTACTGACTCTAAAGGTTCTACTATTGATACTACCCAATCAGTAGGAACAACAATTTCCTTATCTGCTGATAGTATAATCCAAGGGGATAGTGTTACTTCTAAACTATTATCATCTTGCTGTTCTTCAGTAAGAAGTAATGGTTGAGTAGAAATAACCTTATGAGGGTTCTTAAATAGGTACCCATGAACTTTATCCTTATCATCTGATGATATCAATTCAGAAGCATCTGAAAGAACTTGTTCTCCAGATTTAAGTAGAGTGAGTTTGATTGACATTTTTAATATTAATTAAAACGGTAAGTTCCTATAGCCGCTATTCCTGAACTTACCAAAGGGGAATACCGCAGTCAGTATTTATCCGACAAGTCATTATAACATTAAAAAAGGGGTGTGTCCACCCCTTTGTGTATTTTATAGATACTCTTTCCGAGCATGATGTTCTGGAACTATCTTCTTTAATTCCACGGTGAGGAGTCCGTCTGCAAACTCGACGGATCCAATCTCCGTATCGTCCGTGATCTGCCACACTCGTTCAAAGCTTCGTTGGGCCAATCCTTTATGGATAAACGTTCCATCAACTTCTGATTCTTCTTTCTTGCCTTCGACATATAGTTTTCCAAACTCCGTGAAGACTTTGAGTTCATCTTTCTTAAACCCCGCAAGTGCGATCTCCAATTTTGATTCATGATTATTTAATTGTATCAAATTATATGGTGGATAGTTTGACGATTGCATTGGTGTATTGAAAAATCTGTCTAGGTAATCATCCATCCCTATGCCATTTTGTTTTATCACCTTCATTAATTCTGGAAGGTTGGCACTATGATATGTAGCTAAGTTAGTCATGGTTCTCCTTTAAAAGCGAGTGTTAGTTATTGTCCCCGAAGGCGACAAAATTATTTATCTGCACTTTAGTATCTTTCCAATCTTTTACACAGTGGGAATAACCACCCATTTCTTGTACTGCTTTCCCTAAAGGATAATCATTTTCACCCTCTTCCATCATATCACCAAAGAAATGTATCTCATCATCCTTACTAAAGTCTCTTAAAATTTGACTCTTATCAGCACCTTTAGGTCCAATATCAATACCAGTCTGTCCACCAAGTACTACAGTTAAATCTGGAAAATTATATAAAAGTCTTCTTGCAATATAGTCCCTTTCACCATTGATATTATCCCAACTAATATATTCTTTCCTACCCTTCATTGGATTGGAATCTCTACCCAAAATACTAAAGTTAACTCCGCCAGGTCTTCTCTCAATATGATTTCCATTACGTAAAGGAAAATCACTGTATACTAACTCATCATTTAGATGCATCTCTACATCTTTGGGCAACTCCCAATTATCTCTATAAACATTTTTATCTTTCTCATAAGCATCAGAACCAGAACAATTATATACACGTTTAGCTGTGTAACATATATCTAATCCCAACTGTTCCAATGTCTTCTGCCTATCACTACCAGTGACAAGATAAACATCATGGTTGCGACAGAATATTAGAAAAGGTGCCCAGAACTCATGTTCTATCTTCTTTCTACTAGGTGTCAAAGTCCCATCAACATCAAAAATAAATTTCTTACATCCAATACTCATCTAACTGTTCTAATACATTAGTGAGTATACGGGAAGCAGCACCTCTTTGACGGGCATCCCACTCTGGATACCACGCTTTACTATCAACCCCATTTTTCATTCTTGTGACTTTAGCAGTCATCTCTACTTTGTCTAGGCGACCATTCATTCTTCGGGTTTCTTTTTCTTGCTACCTATATTATACTTTGTTTCAAGTATCCAATCGCCTTTGTCTTTGTATGCTAATACTTTGATCTGATTTAGAGGTGCAATATCTTGTATCTTTTCACCATCTACGACAGTTACTAATCCCCAATCAGCAAGTAACTGAGCAATACGATTCCTACGTTGAACATCATTAGATGTAAGGTTAGCATGTTTCCCATCGAGGGCAAACAGTTCCTTAAAATGAACAAGGAAATACCTTCCTTGCTTATGTAGGATATGGCATGATTGATATATCTTCTTTTCTTTTCTGGATGCTACTCCAATTCTTGTGAGGGTTTCTCTTACTTTCAGAAAGTCATCGGGTTCACCCAATACAACTTCCACCATTTGCTCAGGTGTCCAGGACACTTCAGGTTCCTTAACCGTACTCATCGTCTTCCTCCAGTTTCAAACTTCGATTTTATAAAAATAATTTGTTCTTTGGTTAGGATTTTTAGAGCCTGCTTTGCCTTGTCGTTACTATAACCATAATAACGTTTCACCAATTCAAGATCTTTAATCTCATCTTTACGGAGCCAAGGAGAATATCTCTTCTTGGATCTCAATGTATTTAGATAAAAGTCATATTGTAACTTCTTTGGTAAAAAATTATACATGTTCATCTCATTTGCAAACATAATCGCATCAAGATGTCCCGAATATATTCGATTAACAATATACGGATTATAATCCTTTTCTAATGAAGGATCCTCATCAATCAAATTCTTCTTCGTTTGATTAATAGAATTTAACCAGTCCTTTAGTTCAGGCATAACTCACCAATGATTTAATAGGAACATTAGGAATATTATCCCTACCATTCAATTCTAGCAATTCTACCACAAATGCACAACCTACAAGTCGTCCACCTACCCTACTAATCAACTTAGAAGCAGCTTTTACTGTACCACCAGTTGCAAGTAAATCATCAACCAATAATACCTTCTGATTTTTTAATATACCAGACTGTATTTCTAATCTATCTTTACCATACTCCAAAGTATAATCAACACCAATCACCTTACCAGGTAATTTACCTTGCTTTCTTATAGGGATAAATCCCATTCTTTGTCTAGCTGCTAAAGCAGTTCCAATAATAAATCCTCTAGACTCAATACCAACAATATAATCAGGAGTTAATCTATCACAAAAATCTCCTAACTGATTTACCATCGAAGTCATTGCTGCAGGACTTCTCAATATTGGAGAAATGTCCCTAAACAAAATACCCTTTTTTGGAAAGTCGGGATAATCTGAAATTAATTCTTCAAGTTGCATCAATTAAATCCTCCACGATAAAGTATTGTTTTAAATAAAGAATTACCTTTATGAACATTATCTTCCCAATCAGATGCTGAATTCTCATCAGCACTATCAGAAATATATTTCCAACTTCTAAAAGCAACCTCTTCTTTAAGGCATGTTTTAGCAATAGCATATGCTTCCATGTCTACAATATCACAATCAATCTCAGGTTTAGATGTTGCAAACTTGTCTCCACTTCCACAGACTATTCCAGTCTCACCAATTATTATACCATCTTCAAAGGGTGTTTGTCCAAGATCACATTTTAATGCTCTTGCATCCATATCCCTATCAACATATCCAGTAACTTCCACAAGTCCAGTAACATTACTTACAGTTCCAGCAGAACCATAATTGATAATAAACTTATGTCCATCCCTTATTGCTCTCATTGTAGCAATAGTCGCATTTACCTTACCACACCCACTTAAGTAAATTGGGTACCCTAGAATCCCTTCTGCCTCTTCGGGAAGAGCAATAACAAGTGCTGCCATTAGTAATTAAGTAGGAGTAGTTCTTTACGTTGTTGCTGTTCTTTCATATACTCACCCACAGAACGCATGGTATATGTCAAATCAAATTCAGCAGCAGTCCAATCTTTAAAACGATTCTTAACCAACTGCGATGAATTATAACTTACCATCATACTGACAGTTTGTTTATCACAATCTTCTGCAAACTTATCATGATCAAATTTCTTATGCATTGAACCTTTCTTACCATAAAGATTATCCTTAATATCATAAGGAGGATCTAAGTACATAAACAATCCATCATGAATATGATTTTCAAAACAATATTCATATGAATATGAATTAATATGCCAATGAGAAATTATCTCTTGATATCCTACTAACTTTTCAATACCACGGAAGGAGAAGTTGGAGTCTGATGCCTGTCTTGAGAACGAGGAAGACTCAGTGAGACCAGAGAAACTACACTTATTAACAATATAGAAAGCAACTGCCCTTTCGATATCTGTTTTTTTATTGTCATTAATAATTTCCTTTGATTCATTAAAAAGATTCCTTGCAGAATCTGGGTTAGGATGAGCAGTTTTAAGATTGAATAACTCTTTACTCAATTCCTCACCAAACATCTGAAGATTACTCCAGAAGTTTATTAAAGGTTCATAAAGATCATTAACAGTAATCTTTAAATGAGGATACAACTTACTAACATGTATGGCAACACTTCCACCACCTAAGAATGGTTCACGATATTCTACATACTCTCTAAAATCTGGAAAGAACTGTCCCATTTTAGTACAAGCACGGGATTTTCCTCCAGGATAACGTAAGGGTGTCTTAAGTCCTTTCTTGCTCATAATCTAATTGCAATTGAAGTTCGGTTTCAAACCTGTTGTAAGTTGGTTCATGTAAAGCACAGTACTCACTAAAAGTAATCATCATTTCCTTACGTGATAGTTTACAATGTTTTGCTGCTTTTGGCAAGTTCCATTTAGCAGAAAACAACATCTCCATTGCTTCTCTAGTTTCTACTCTCATTAATAAAACTTCTGCTCAACTTGTACATTATCCAAAATTCTATTGATAGAATCAGACATTAAACGATACCCAGAACCAACATACATTTGTCCAGCAAATACTGATACAGTTGCAGCACCCCAGAATATGTAATAAAACCTAGATTTTACCTGATGTCTTTGTTTTTTTCTTAAGGTTTTCATAATAATTTCATTTTATAATTTCCATTATAGCATAATAAACAACTGTTCCAGAAACTACGCCACTTAATAATAACACAATTCCCAGAAAACCGAAACAGTCTAGTTTAAACTGCTTCTTATTCTTCACTCAAATCTTTTAATGTAAAGATACTATAAAGTTCTAATCCTGCCAATTTCATAGCAGTTGTTGCCTCATCATCTTCTTGTCTGTCAACAATAGAAACAACACGTTCTACTTTATATCCAGCATCACGGATTCTTTTCACTGCTTTAATTGCAGAACCACCTGTGGTTATTACATCTTCTAAGACTGTTACCTTAGAACCTTCTGGTAATATCGGTCCTTCTATCCATGCTTCTGTACCATGCCCCTTTGGTTCCTTACGGACAATTAAACCATCAAGGAGTCTTTTATCTAAACCAGCAACAAGTGCCACTCCAGAGACTATAGGATCTGCACCAAGAGTAAGTCCTCCTACTGCTGCAGAATCCCTTTCTACATGTTCTAATAACATTACACTAGCAAGAGTCAATCCTCTTCCATTCAATGTAACTGGTTTACAATTAACATAGTGCTCACTGGTTTTTCCAGAAGAAAGGGTATACTCACCCTTCTTATAAGCATTCTCTTTTAATAGTTTTAATAATTCTTCTTTCATTTACCTATAAAATTAACTTCTTGGGTGGTGTTGCAATTCCACTAAACATTTGCCTATAGTTAGAAACAAATTCTTCCTGTGGTTCATTTATATACACAACATATCTTCTGGTAATTTCCAACTCAACATCCTTATCTTTAAGAATAGGAGACCAAGGAGCAAGTCCTACCTGTCCTTTTTGTCCACCAGGAACTACAACAATAGGATTTATAATGACAATAGTGTCATCTGTTTCTTTGACTAAATCAGCGATTACATCTTCGCCAGTCCACATTTTAATTAGTTTTACATTCATTTGAATTCACACTCCACCATAATTTCGGTTAAACAAGCAAGCATATTTATCTCCTGATCAGCAACAAATGCCATCTGATATTGGTATTTTGCAATAACAAGAACAGCAGCAGGGATACTGGAAGACTTTAACTCACTATACAGTTTATCATAGATTCTTCTAAAAAGTATATCAATCCCATTATCGAGATTGGCAACCACCCATTTACGAACTTCAGGAAAATTCTTCTGCTTAAGATTAGTGATTAAATCATCTACAGCAACATCAGAGAATGCTGCTAAGATTCCACTATCTATCCTACCACTTACAGAGTATCTTTGACACTCATTTAATACCCTTCTCCAATCTGGAAAATGCTTATTGATAAGTTCAGCAAGTACTTTCTTATCAAACTCAACCCTTTCCTGTTCTAGAATATAAACAAGTCTATTAAAGAACTCTATCGCAATCTTTTGCTTATGTTTAGACTGAACACCGAACTCAACCACAATGCATCTCGAATGGAGGGGTTCAATGATTTTATTTTTGTAATTGCAAGTGAAAATGAATCTGCAGTTTTTGGAGAACTCCTCAATAGACGCTCTAAGGAGGAGCTGTACGTCGGAAGTGGTATTGTCTGCTTCATCGATGATGATGACTTTATGTTTCGACTCGCTTGTAAGAGAGACTGTAGATGCGAAGTTCTTGGCGTTCGTCCGAACAGTGTCGAGAAACCTGCCTTCATCCGATCCATTAATGACATAATAGTCCACTCCTAACTCCTTACAGAGTGCCTTTGCCACCGTGGTTTTACCAACACCTGGCGGTCCTGCAAGAAGCATATTTGGTATTTCACCCTTATTTAGAAAATCACTAAAGGTTTTCTTAATACTCTCTGGGAGAATACATTCATCAATTTTCTGGGGGCGATATTTTTCAACCCAGATAAAGTCACTCATGCTTTAAGTTTATTCAAAATGTTTCTATATGCTTCTACTATATCACCTTTATCGTTTCTAAACAAGTCTTTGTCATAACTTTGATTAGTTCCTCTCTTCCACAACCTACAACTATCAGGACTTATCTCATCAGCAAGTAATAGATTACCATTCTTATCTGCTCCAAACTCAACCTTAAAATCAACTAAATCCAATCCGATAGAATGGAATATTTCAATCAACTCTTTATTAATTTCTAATGCCAATGGAATAAATTCTGCTGCATCATATCCCATCAATTGCATTCTATCGTAAGTTAAAAGTGGATCATCCTTACTATCATCCTTTAAATGAAATTCAACTAAAGGAACCATCAATAATTTGCCTTCTGGTAGAGTAGTCTGTCTACAAATAGAACCAGCAGTAATGTTTCTTACGATAACTTCAAGGGGAATAATTTCCACCTTCTTACAACACATAATACTTACAGGATAATTATCAATATAATGTGTATTGATTCCTGCTTCTTCTAATTTCCGAAAAATAATAGAAGATATCTCACAACAAATACGTCCCTTATCTTCTACTATCAATTCCTTCTTGCCGTTACCAGCAGTAACCTTATCCTCATATTGTATGAGAACTCTATCAGGTTCAGATGTAGTAAATACAGTCTTTACCTTTCCTTTAATAATTTCAGTGTTAGTCATTAATTGTTCCAATGGCGAATTACCCCTGCAGTAATAAAACAGTTAGTGATGAGATAAGAAAAGAAAATAATAGAACGTACCAGAACAATGTAATTGTCGTATCGTCTAGTCTTTTCGTCAGAGAAGCTACCCAACGCATACTTCCATACCCTCCAGAATTTCTTCATTCAAATAAATGATGCTTTGAAGTACCAGCATTATCATTTGATATATCTCCTATTCCAGTCTCTTCAGTTTCTGTCAATTCATAACTCCAATCTTCCACCACAGTATTTGCTAACATCAAATCACTAAGAGTATATAATTCTTCCTTTGCAGTTTCATAATCATCTGCTTCGAACCAATAATCAATCACCTTACCAATCCGTAATAGGTTTGATTTAAGTTTGGGTGCAATTCTATGAGTATTGTTCATCACTGCATTACCAGCAGCATCTGATACAGATCCTCTTAGTGTTACAAATACAGTCGCTTTAAATTTCATAATGATTTTAAATAACTCCTCCACCTGGACTCGAACCAGGGACAGGTTGATTAACAGTCAACTGCTCTACCAACTGAGCTATAGAGGATTGGTTTGTTTAGTAGTGTTACTACGTGTTCTGTTTATTATACTGATAAACTTATCACCTGCAAATGTGCCACCAAGACACACATCAATCTCATCACCATCTTTCCAGTTGGTTTCACCATTCATTTTGGTGTGAGTCATTGCTAATTGAATTTCATCAATTACCTTTTGTGTCAATCTCACGAATTTCCTCCAAATCATCTAATAGTTGATTAACTTTAATAAGACTATCAAGTTCCATAATCTTATCTGCAATATGTTTTGCGATATAAGGTTCTTCGGATCTTGCTGCAAATGCTAACGCATTGCGAAGACTACTAATAGCCTCCGCTACACTATCTTCTACTTGTTTAGATACTTTCATTATCCAAATGTAGAATCGGGTTCAAGAGCAATAAAATACTTCAAATTATACTGACTATTGCTGAATTGAGATAATAGTTTACTAGAAACTACTACATCATATGAACCAGGAATAATTTTAATATTCTCAACCTTAAAATTGAATGTAAACTCTTTATCAGTTTCACCTACAACAACAGAGTAACTATTGGAAGTATCATTCTTCTTGTCACGAACAACAAGTTTAACTACACCTGCCTCACCAATCACAGAGAAATCTGGTAATTGATATACTGCTGCTGCCTTAAGTAACTTATCTAAAGCAGTACTTTCTAATTGGAAATGAACATCTTCTGATGGCAATGTAATTTCTTTCTCAGGTGGAGAAATTATTACTTGTGGGTCTGCAAAGAAATACTTTGCTCTACGCTTACCTTCACGAATATTAAGATAAGAATCATTCTCAAAATCTAAATCAGGATCCTGATGAAGACTCAATCCATTAAGGAATTGATTCAAATCATAGATACCAAACTCACGAGGAAAATCTTCTTCAATCTCTGCCTCTGCAAGAATGTTCTTTGCTACTGAAATAGTACGCAACTGATTCCCCTTCTTTACAAGTATAGAGTTATTAACTCCAGCAAAGTTTTTGAGAATAGTTAAAGTTTTGTCAGATAAATTCATTGTTTCAGTTATCATAATTAAGGCATGTTGTGATCAATGTTTCCAGATGTCATTTTAGGTTTGCCGTAATGCTCATCAAAATGTAACAATAGCATAGCATAATGAATCACTTTTAGCAAGTCTTTTTTGTTTCTTCCATCCTTACTTCCATACCTACTACCATACTTTAGTATGTTTGCTTGACAGAAATCGGATGCAAGATCTCTTGATGCCATCAAGTCTATTGTTTGAACATTACGATACTCATGTTTAGTACCTGTGTAATGTCCATTGTAAGTACGTGATACATACTCTTCCACATCTTTGAGTATCTCCTCTTCATGGTACTTGTTCCTGCTGTCTGACATAATCTCCTTTGTTGGATCCTCGATATTTAGCGTTAATTCATCATAGTTCAAACTTATATTCATATCACCAATAGAAGCATCACTAAGCATATAATCTGGTGGATATTCTGTAATACCAGTAACATCATCAGTCATAGGTTTTCCCTGTGCTAATTGATTTTCTTTCCATTGTTTAAGATTTGCTGCTTCGTCTTCGGGTCCGTACATTTCGTCGTAAAGTAAACTCCAAGAATTAACCATATTCAAATAAGAAATCGTTAACTAAACTTTCTGCTTTATCTCCACCAAACTTTCCTTTTAGGTATCCCGATACAGGATCAAGTTTAGTCATATAAGCATCAAAGTCTTTATATTCACTAGTATCAGTACCAGTGGGTTTCTCTAATTCTAACATAAATTTGAAGTTAGTCAAGTAGGTTTTAAACATATCTAAATGCTCCCCTACTTCTGACATAGTACACTTTGCAATGTATATGTTCTTAGAAAAATGATTACCTATCTCAAAGAATCTATAATCACCTTCATATACAGGTAATCCAGGTATAGAGTATTCAAAATTTTCTACAGGATGTTGAAAATCAAATACTATAATGACTTTCTTGTCGTTAAATCCCATAAGATCCATACCAAAACAGGGAAGGTTACTTCCAGTCTTAGGATAGATGATGTTGTTATAGATACAAGTTTTTTCATTCCAGATTTCTACTTCTCTAGATTTAATTATACTAGGATTAGTGTAGGTTTTGGCAGTAAGATAAGTTTTCTTACTTTCCCACTGTGCCCAGACACTACCAACATTATTATGAAGGTTGATAGTGTCATGCAATACATCCTTATACTCTTTCCACAGATTCATTAGTATCTCCAGTATTTAAGTTAAAGTCAGCATCTACCTTGTCATAGAGTTCAAGGAATGCTTGCTTAGTCTCATCGTCAAAACGATTTATACAAACTTCAATTGCCTTTTCTTTCTTACCAAAGATAGAGAATGCACGAACAATGTGAACCAATCTACGAGTACTAATGATTTCTTCAATACCACCATCATAAAATGTTTTACGAATGATGTCACCCCAATCAACCAATCTCTTGCAGAAATCAGTATCAGTAACACCCAACTTAGAAGCAATACCACCTAAGATTTTTTGTTCTATTGAGGGTGAGGGGTATTCTTGTTCAAAGGTAACTGGGAATCTTTCAAGGAAGGCTTCATTGAGCACGTTAGTTCCAATGAATCTTCCGTCGTCTGAACCCTTACCCTTAGTATTTGCGGTGGCGAATACGTTGAATCCTCTAGACGGTTTAACGAATCTTCCAGTTTTCTTAAGGAAAATTCCATTTCCCTCAAGGATGCTCTGAAGGCAGAGAATCTTGTTAGAGGCAAGGTCGATTTCGTCAAGGAGCAAGACTGCTCCTCGCTCAAGAGCTTCCACGACTGGGCCATTGTGCCAGACGGTTTCACCATTAACAAGACGGAAACCGCCAATAAGATCATCTTCATCAGTTTCAATTGTAATGTTTACACGAATTAGTTCCCTCTTAAGAGAAGCACATGCTTGCTCAACTGAAAATGTTTTACCATTACCTGAGAGTCCAGTAATGAATGTTGGATAGAATTGTTTGGATTGAATAATCTTTTTAACATCATTAAAGGAACCAAACTTAACAAAAGTGTCATCAACTTCAGGAACCAAACTTCTTTCTAAAACTGGTTCGACTGAAGGAGCAGCAAATGAATTTTCAATCTGCTCTACACTTTCTTGAGTGATTTCTAGATTCCACTTACCTTTACCAACTTTATACTTCTGTATCTTTTTAGTAACTGTTGAATAACCTATATTATTAGCGGCACAGAATCCACGAACATCAGCAGCAACAAACTCATTTCCAAATGTACTTCTCAATCCATCAACTGCTTGCTGCTCTGTCATTTTTAATTCGAAAGTCATGATTTAGTGATTTATTTATATACGTAGTATACCAATAAAAAAGGGGGTATAGAACCCCCAGTAGACACTTATTTAATTGGACTAACTCAGTTTAACTTTATTCTTTTCTATATGCGATTGAAGTTCAACAACTAACTTAGAATGAGACTGTCTCTTATCCAACTCAATTCCTACAGTTCTACCAATCTTTTCTAGTTCATCCTTAGACTTCTTAAAGAGTTCTTCCTTTAAGGGTGCTGCTTTAGAAACAACAGGAGGACTTACCACTGCTGCCACTTCCTCTTCTGCTCTTGGTGGTGCTTCTACTACTGGTGCTGGTGTTGGTGGTTTAGCAACAGGTGCAGGTGTCCCACCAAGCAAATCTCCAAATTTTGACATGTTTTTACTGATTACTATATGGGTATTTATCAAGCAACAAGTTCTACAAACTCACCAAGAATCTTCTTATTCATCTTTTTATTCTTGAGACTCTTAGCAAAAGCAGACTTAATCTGTGCTTTAGTAGCATCTTCTCTAACTTCAAACTCATCATCATTTAATAATGCACTTGAACATAATCCAAAGTAAGTATGATATCCAGCATCTTTAAGAGAAAATGCTCTTTCTTTTTTCCATACCTTCATTGTTTTCTCAAATCTGTCATCCTCATATCCAGTATATCTGCGAACAAATTGTCCAGCAGCACGAGATTCCATAACACGAATTCCAATGAAATTAGTAGCAGGAAAAGTTTGTCTTAAATCAACTAGGAGCATACTGGTTACATCTGCCCAGTTTCCTAAGTCATGACAAGAATAAGTATATCCTGTCTTACGATTCCTTAAGTAGCAATTATGCCCAACGTAAGCACTTCCTAGAAATGGACCCTCTTCCCATTGACGATCAAACTCTTTACTAAATCTCAATGGTGCTGCTTCACCATCAGTTAATACTACACACTGAACTTTTTGAAGATTGTTCTCTTTTTGAAACTTTGGAAGTACCTGATGAAGAGCAACTAATGTTTCATTCAATGGTGTTCCAGAAAGATTCATTCCAAGAGGGAAACCATAATAACATCCAAACTCTCTACTATAACACCTAGCAGAAAGACGATAGATATGCTTCATATGTTCTTCCAACTCTTTTCCATTTACTTTACTTGTGAATAGATTCATCAAAGAGAATGTTTGTTCTATAATAGCAACTCCTGCTTTCTTCTCATATGCTGCTGCCATACGATATTTGTGATCAACATTTCCTCTAGGATACTCATTTGTAAAAGCATATACTTCAAAAGGAATATTAACCTTCTTACAAAACCACAATAGATTATAAAGTTGCTTGATAGTGTCATGTAGAACATGCTGCATAGAACCACTCCAATCAAGAATGAATATCAATCCATGATTCTTACCATCAGCAAGAGTAGTTACTTTCTTGAATAAGTCCTCATTGTACTTGTAAGTATGAAGTTTGCTGCAATCTAAAACTCCTGTTCTAGCAGTAGTGGCACGAGCATATGAATCAGCAGACTTCTTACACTCAAACTCTTTTACAAGATAGTTTACTTCTTTTTGAGCACTTCTCTTAAACTTAACGAAATCAGCATCTACTTCTTCAAATCTATCCGATATCATTTGTAAATGTCTAGGTCTATCCACAACATCATAACGTTCTTTTAGACTCTCAAATTCTTCTGCCCAATAGGTTTCCATGTTGTCATGAATTTCTTTGTTAGAAACAATAACATTATCCAAATCAAGTTCTGGTAATTCAAAATACTCACTTTCTTCTGCACCAGTATTAGTTAAACCCTTAAGTGCATCTGCTAATGAATCAGCAGTCTCTACCTCCAAACCATCGGTACCTGCATCAACACCGAATGTACCACCAGTTTTACCACCTTGTTGTGCAGTTCCACCAAATGATTCTCCTTCTTTTGGTTCCTCAGAATCTTCAAGTTCATCCTCAATACTTCCACCATCATTAGAAATCTCTTCACCACCATCACCTTTACCATCACCACCACCAGGTATGGCATCAATATTTGCTTCCATCTCTTCTTTCTGCTTCTTCTCTAACTCCTGTTGGCAGTACTCAAACAATGCCTTAGAAGCAACTAGTACCTCATCAAATGTTTCACAATGCTCTATGTTAGTTACATGAACCATTTCCTCAACAGTAAACTTGATATCCAAGAAATTACCAATCTTGAAATATAGATTAACCTTATCAGCAAGGTTCATTTCATTAACATCTCTGCCTTCTACATCAAAGAAATCTTCATCAGATAGTTCATGGTATCCATTGTAGAATGTCTTTGAGATGCCAGCATATCTACGCTTCATCAATTTCTCGATTCTTACATCCTCAACAATATTCACAAATGATTGGTTAAGTCCAATCCACTCATCTTCTGCAAACCAGTCTCTATCAGGTGTATAAAGGGCATGTCCTACTTCGTGTCC